CATTCGCTCGGGCCTCTCCTTATCCTATCCTTATCTTATCCTATTCTTATCACAAATAAAATCAAATAAATTCAGAATAGTTGTTGACAGGGTGTACGGGTAGGATATAATTATAAACACAAGGATAAAGGAGTGTTACACATGAAGCATTATACAGAATTCGACAAAACCGCTGATTGTTTTGATGTACAAGAAATCAAACGCGGCAAACATAAAGAGGTTATCAAGCGTTGCAACAATGTCTTCACGTTTGATACAGAGGCATCCACGTATTATCTTTATTGTGATGAGAAAGGCAACCCTGCAAGGATTGCAACGGCGTTTGACTATAACAAGCCCGTTGACTATTACAAGCGTTGCAAAAAGTATGGCGTCTGCTATATTTGGATGATGCAAGTTCTTGATGAAGTTTATTATGGCAGACAGCTTGACGAACTCAAAGTGTTTTTAGGTATTATACACAAGGTGCTTGGCGAGACCACGCAATGGCGGGTATATGTACAAAACTTTCCGTATGATTGGCAGTATTGCATCAACGTTATCAATTTTGATGAAGTCTTTGCGCGTGAGCCGCGCAAACCTATGTTTGCTATTAGCCATGAGTTTAGCGTTGAGTTTCGCGATGCATATGTCTTGAATATGATGTCACTTGAAATGGTAGGAAGCAAGTTCAACTTGCCGCATGCCAAAAAAGTTGGTGACCTTGATTATAATGTTGAGCGTTTGCCGTGTACGCCTATGAATAGCAAGGAATTAGGGTACTGTGAATACGACTGCCTTGTATTGGCCGATTATATTGCGATGAAAGCAAAACAATACGGCACGGTGTGGGATATCCCTCTCACGCAAACAGGTGAAGTACGCCGCGAGCTTAAAGAAGAAATTATAGCACGCAACCCCCAAAATCCTTGGTGTGCGATGAATGACTGGTATCATCGTATATCTCGTATGTGTGAAACAAGCATTGACGATTACAGAGAGTTAGTGCTTTGTTATCAAGGTGGATATAATCACGCGAATGCGCATTACGCCGGGGTTATGATGTTCAATGTTGACAGTTACGACTTCAAGAGTTCTTATCCTGCTGTTATGGTTATGGAAAAGTATCCGTCATCCCGGTTCTATGAAGTTGAAGATGACATCTACCATCTTGACATTGACAACTACGCATATATAATGCATTTGCGTCTTTGGGGTGTTAAGAGCAAGTTGCAGAACACCTATTTAAGCGTGAGCAAATGTGTAGACTTTGATTTGCAGAGTGCAGTTGTTGAGAAAGACAACGGGCGCGTGTACAAGGTCGACATGTGTGAAGTATGGATAACAGAACAGGATTGGTTGACCATACAAGAAGCATATAAAATGGAAGATGTTGAAGTTTTGGGTCTGAAACGCGCACGCAAAGCATATCTTCCAAAAGAGCTCATCAATTTGTTGGCGCGTTTGTTTGAACTAAAGGAAAAGCTTGGCGCTGAAATTAAAGCTCTGAAAGCAAAAGGCATTCTATCTGCGCAAGAAACCGAACGGCTTGCAGTGTTGCAGGCATCCCGTCAATATGTGAAACAATGTATCAACGGTTGTTATGGCATGGCAGTTACGAAATATGTGACGGACACTGTTGAGTACGACTATAATTATGACGGCGGCGACCATAGCGGATGGGTGCCGTATGAGCCGTATGAAGATATGACGGATGACGAATGGTACAATAAACAACGTTTTGATATGCAAAAGAAGTTAAATGAGGTGAACAGTCACCCGTTGCTTAATTTTGCATGGGGTGTTTGGGTATCTGCATATGCACGGCGCAATTTATGGCGTGCCATTATCGCGCTTGATGAGGGTATCATTTATGATGATACCGACAGTATGAAGATTACGGAAGATTACGCGGATGAGGCGCGAGAATACGTCAAGAATTACAATGCAGAGGTTGCCGTGAAGATTGCCAACGCGTGCAAGGCTCATAAAATCGACCCTTCTAAATTTGCACACCTTGGTGAATTTGATTATGAAGGTCGCTATGACAAGTTTATAACCTACGGTGCTAAAAAGTACGCCGTTGAAAAAGATGGCGAACTTGAAATCACTGTATCCGGTGTAAACAAGAAGAAGGCCGTGTGGAATAAAAAGCGGGAAGCAGAAGAGGGCATTGCGAACAAGTTTGATGCCATCGAACGCATTGAAGAGTTTCGTTTAGAGCCTGAATGTGCAGGGGGAAAGCGTAAAGGTACGTCTTGGGGATACCATACAAGCGGACGCATGATTCGGTATTATCTTGATGACCAACCGAAAATCACTCTAACCGATTACCTTGGCAACACTGAAACCATCAATCAAAAGCACGCGACGGCTCTTCAACCTACCACCTATAACCTTGGTATGACGGACGAATATGACAACCGCATCAAGAGTGCGCAAGCTCTTTGTGCTGAATACTGAGGTTGTTAAAAAAATAACTATTATTTACATTATGTTCGATACGTTGTATAATAAAGGCACAAGGAAAAGGAGTAAGCATTATGACAGATACAGAATACACGCTTCTTGCAAAGCGTATCAATCAACGGCTCGTTCAAGCGTTGCGCCTTGGCACTGTCAATACAGACGGCAAGCATTTTCAGCAAGAACTTGCGGGCATTAGTAAGAACCGTCTTCCTGAAAAGCTCTCGTACTTGCATGGCAAGAATGTTGACAAGGTTTTAGCTATTGCGAATAAGTACAAGGATATCACCGTCTTTTATGGTCCTATTCAGGGAAGTGTAAAGAGTGAAGTGCGGAAGCGCACGGCGCTTGAAAAGAAGTACATTTCACTTGTACGCAAGGTCAATTCACGCATGCGTGAGATGGAACGAGAAGGGCTTGGCGACCTTGGCGGGTATCAAGAAGCTATCGGCGTTTTGAAGATGATGTATGAAAGTCTTATCTATCAAGGCATTCCGGGTGATTCGTTTCCCGTTATGCCGGAAGACCTTCCACCATCTGCAAACCTGAAAGAGATTGTAAACGATTTCGTGCAATTCGTGCGTAGTCCGATGACAACAGCACGCGGACGTCGTGAGTACATTGACAGTGTCGATAAAGCATTCACGGACCGGGGCGAATCGGGTTCGGATTTCTTTTCCAGTATGGCGACCCCGCTCACGAAAAAAGACAAGATTGTGCTTGGCTATTGGGTTTCTATCTACGGTTCGCTTACACATCCTTGGCTCGTGAGTGACCAAATTGTTGAGACTGTTCAAGAGTTGAATGCAAGCGGACAAGCACGGGGCGGTTTAGGTACAGTTAGACAGATTCAGCGAATGGCTGAAGCTTGGCACAAAGACACTGAGGGTCACCGTTCATGGTATGGTTATCTTGCCGCCGCAATTGCGGGGCAATTGAAACACTTTAAGTTGTAAAGGAGAATTATAATGAGAAGTTGGGACAAATATTGTGAAGATCAAGATTGAAGTGTGTTCGTTGGTCAAGGGTTGGATTACCAGAGACGCTCGAATCATTCCCGAAAAAAAGACAGTATTAGATGACAATGAAGAGTCGTTCGACCCCCGCCAAGCAGGATTCAAACTCCTGTTGGAATATTTTATGTTGACACCTGGAGAACAAGTGAAAAGGCATGGCGATTATGCTCAACTGGTTGCATCGCTCATTTCAGGCCATATGAAGTAAGTTATTTATTTAACAAGTCCAAATCCATTGACAACGCCTAACAAAGGCGGTACAATATAGACAATGAAACGGAAAACGTTTCAAGCAAATAAAAAGGAGCTATTGTTATGAAAAAGAATTTTTGGAAACCTGCAACCTCTACCATCCCGGGTCCTGTTGACTTCAAGCCTATCACGGTGCCCGCCGATGTGTCCATCCCCGATGAGGCTTTCAATGCTGAACCGGTGCCGGTGCTTGAATGTGAGCATATAATCAACGACGCGCTCGATTGGTTGTATCCCTTTATGTTCAGTGATGACATCATCCATGAGCCTATATACAAGCACGATTGCGTGATTTCCCTTACTTGCCGGGTTGACGATGAGTCCACCGAAACCATCGACTTTTACAGCGATGACCGGATTAGCGAATGCAAGAAGAAGTTGCGTAAGATTGTGATGAACGGTTGGCCTGTTGAGTCCTTTGAGCAGGACGGAAGCCTTTTATTGAACACCGTCTATCTTGAAAAGTTCTTCAAAGCCCTTGGTACTTTGGGCGGTACGCTTGATACTTCCGACGGATGCGTAAAGTTCATCCCGTTTGCTGAAACGTCCGCGCACTTTTGGGATTTGGTTGGTGAATGATATGGAAGCTCTTCCATATTTCCCTGATTAAAGAAAAAGCCCCTCTCAAACGAGAGGGGCTTTCTTATTGTTCCACGTGGAACATTAAGTTTCGTCACCGTGTTGCGTTTCTGCGTTATAACTGGAATGGATGTCGGTTTCATCATTGACTTCATCGCTGTTGCTCTGAATCAGTTGAGACGGGTTCAGATAGATTTCAGAACCAACGGCATAGCGACAGTTATAAAGCCAATTAGTAGTACGAGAGCCACTAGGGTAAATAGTCAAACGATGTGAGACATCATGTTGCACGTATAAGGCAACAGTAATCAGAGAAGATTTGTCTGTTCCTGCTAGTGCGATTAAAGGCACCCACATATCAGATACGACAGCGGAAAAATCATCAGGCATTCTAATATGAATACGGGTAGAACCGTCAGCTATCGCCCAAATATACCCCTCAAATTTCAAATGTTGATTGTCGTTTTTATCGTACCACAATTTGAGATTATCGATGCTGAGGTAATTACTACCCGACTCTGAGATCGTTACTTCCACCCATTCAACGCCACCACCGCCGCCACCGCCACCACCGGACGGGGTCTTCCATTCAACAGACTCGCCATCGCTTGCAATAGTCGGGACCTGCCCGTTTGTACCACCTGCGGGAAGCGTTCGGAGCGCACTGATTTTATTGTCCGTGTGTTCGTCTGCTTCCGTGACGGCGCTTGTTTTGGTAGTACCCGCAAGCGTGTCAACATAGAGCTTGTTTGTGACATCGTTGTTGTTGGTCGGGGTTTCCGCGTGAGTCTCACCAAGAACCGTTAAGCCTTCAAAATGGTTGGTGCCTGTAAATACGTTGTTTCCAGCGGCTACAACGTCACCGGAGCCCGTACCGGGCGTGCCGGGTTGCCCCTGCGGGATACCATAGTCAATCATGTATAGACCGCCACCAACATCTTCCAAGGTGACCGTGGGTTCTGCATCAGGGCTGAGCTTTGTGACAGTGCCAACCTCAAAAGTAGGCGTAATACCATCTTTACCAGGTGCGCCGGGTGCGCCGGGTGCGCCGGGTGCGCCGGGAGCACCGTCTGTACCCGGTGTTCCGTTCTTAATTTTTGCTGTAGTCGTACCGCTTGCATCTGTGACGGTAATAGTTGCACCCGTTTCGGTCTGGACAACGTTTGCGGTTGGACTCACTCCATCTTTACCAGGTGTACCGGGCGTACCATTATCGCCTTTAGGTCCTTTGATGTTACGAGATGCCGGGGGAGTATTGGTGCTAGACTTTGCCCACGAGATAACACCGGCGGTTGTAACGGTAGGATACCACAAATCATCAGAACCACCGCCACCGCTCTGATTCACCCACTCGTAACCGGAGCCATCTTCTTTCGGCGTTGCAACCTGCCCGTGAGTGCCACCCGGCGGAAGTTCGCGGACGTTCTTTACCGCCGTCAAGAGTTCGTTAAATTTTTGACAAATCTGATTTAACCACTCAATAATAGTCGGTCCGCCTTCATACGGAAGGAACGGGAGAGGAAGCATAGGAATCACTCCATTCTTTGAAATTTTCATCAGTGTCTTTGTATAACGGGCCTGTACCGGGTGTATCGTGAGGCGGGTAAGGAATAGGCGGGATGACGGGGCAAGGGACCTTGCAAGGCTCAACATTTACATCCATTGTATCACCTTCTTTAAGAGTAGTTACTATAAAAGAGCTGCGCAATTGCGGGGTCCTTTACAATCATCATGTTAATGTTTTCAATCACTTCACGGTAGGCGGCAAGCAGGCGGAATTTTGCTTCCGTTGTGCCCTTGCGGGTGGTGTTTGTAGTACTGCCATCTTTACCGGTTTCCTTGCGGGTTTCAGCATGTTCGCCACTTCCACTCGCTACGGTTTTGCCGGTGTCGGTTCGTGTTGCAGTCGCCGCCACGGTTGTAGTACCTTTATCGCTGTGAGAGCCTTCACTCGTACTGTTGCGACGGTTGCTGTTACCCTCTGCGGCATAATTGTCGTCCATACCACCGGTATCGCCTGTACCATCACCGGAGCCGCCAGAAACTGGGAAAACGTAATGTTTATCGTATCCGTGTTCCCCGTTTGTGTCGCTAGTGGACCCGCTGCTTTCTGTGCTGGTACTATCATCGCGTTTGTCTTGGCCAGAACGTTCGTCGGTTGTAGTACGGGAATCACTGTTATTGCCCTGAGTTGTTCCCGTGCTCTCGCGTGTACCTTGCATAATGGTTTCAAGAGTTTCCTCATAGCTCTGCAACGGATTTGCGCCAACGTCCAGAGCGTCAATTGCACGGCGTGCATTATAATAGGGCATGATAGCACGCATTGCAAAATCCATCTTTTGGGCCATTTCGTCGGGGGTCTGAAAACCGATTTCACGGGTCCAGTAATATTGAAGAATTGCGCTGTTGATTTCTTCCCGCACACTGTCAGAGGGAGCCGGGTATTTACTCAATGCCTTTTCAGCAAAAGGATACCCGGATGCAATCAAGTCACATAGACGCACTGTTGCTACTGCCATCGCTTCCACCCTTTCCGCCGTCCGCAACATTCGGTTCGGTCTTTTCATCTTCTTCATCTAACGGAAGCCCGTTGTCATCAAATACTTCCGCGCTGTTTTCGGTAGACCCGCCAAGCCATTTTACCGTTACTTTCGGGTATCCCATTGCGGCAAGTTTATCGAAACCGTCTTGGCGTGCTTTAATTACTGCTTTTGCTTTCATTGTGATTTGTTCGTTATTCGCGTTGACTTCATCATCAGTGACGCGTTCGGCCTTTACAACATTGACATTGTTTGTTCCAAGATAGGTTAAGAGTTCGGACCATTCTTTATCAAGCTCATTTGAAAACGCCGAAATGTTATTGATACATTCGGTGTTTAATGCCTTGATTTCGTTGCCCGTGTTGCTATCCACCGCCACGAAAATGTAAGGGGTGCCAACGCTAATTTCTTTGATACGATTTTGCAAAGAAAGCTGCTGTGCCTCTGTGCCAGAAATAATGATAGGACAAGAAAGAGAGCTCACGTTGAGATTACGGGCCGTATGCAACTGTGCCATATCCTGCACGATGTGCAACACCATAAGATAGGGAACAATAGGTGTCGCCGTTGCACCCGGATAACTTTTGCACACCGTGTCGTATATAATAACAGCATTCGTGTCTTTAAGATAGGTAATGCCCGTGCCATTTGCTGGACAACTAGACCATTCAGTCGGGTTGCCATAGATGTCGAACGTTGCACCCGGCAAAACGTTTCCGCAACGGTAAGAACCGAGGATTTCATCAAACCAAACCGTATCGCGGCCATCATAAAAAATGCAGCGTTCGGCGTACGACGGGTCAAAATATTTGAGGGCATCGGGGTCTTCACATTCATACGTAACACGGTTCAAGAAAATTTCAAGCGCACGATTTACGTAATAAATGCAAGTGTCTTCCATATCGGCTTGCGCTTTGCGGTAATAATTTGCTTTTTTCACTTAATCACCCCTTAATGGTATTTTTTACGCTGTAATCCATCCACGCGGCAGGGTCGTGCCAAATTCGGAGCCCGGCGTCCATTTGCTGATTGATGACGTTCTTTGCCTCTGTTGGCAGGTCACCGAGTACATTTGCACCCTGCGTCCAGATGAAATTAAAGCGCGTGCGTGTATTCAATTCGGGCTTTTTAATGTCGTTGATTGCATATCCGTAAGCTGTGAAATAATTGTCAATGATTTTGGCGTAATACGACTGCACCTGCATACGGTATTCGATAAAGGACATACGCCCGATTGCAAATTGAATATTGCTATCAGACAGGCCAACTACTTCATTAGGAATGCGAGCACGGTCTTTTTGCTTGGCAATCGTGTCGGCGGCGTCAAGAGCCGTGTTGGCAATCTGCGCAATGCCAGATACCACACCAGACGGATTAAGCGTTGCCGCACTTTCAGTAATAGAAGCGACTGCACCTATTGTATTGAAAAGTGCGTCACTCACACCACGAACACCTTTCACCGCATAACTATTTTGGTTTGCAAAATAGTCCGCACGCATTTCATTGTAACTGTAACTGCACTGCGGGTAAGTGTTCAACTCCAATGAATAAAGAGGGTTTTCCTTGTCTGAGGGCCCTTTGTAGCTGTAAGGGATGAGACGGCAGGCAGGGGAATTCGATAACTGAGAATAAAGACGGAAAGTCGGCGTGCGGGCTGGAACGCCTTGTATACTGTCACCCTTGAAATACTCATATCCCATTTCCATCTGAGAACCCGCACCGTTGTCAATCACCAAATAATTAAACTGCTGAGTGTAGAGTTTATTATTGTTAGGAGTGTACGAGCCAAACGTCGTCGGGCTTGCTTTGCCTTTGATGTTATTTACACGAGGGTAAGCGGAATTGATAGGCTGAACTCCACTTGCAGGTGCCATAAACTTTGGAATCATTCGGAGAATCTGCACACTCTGAATCATCACGCCGTCAACAAGTTTTTGAAGATAAAAGTTGACAGACTGAATTGCGGCGTCTAATTTATCTTGGTCTGTAGTGTCCACCTCAAAAGCGATAAAATTACAAGCTTGATAAATGCCCTGCTGGAAGCGTCCGCCTGCAAAAGACGGGGCTATATTTTTAAGTTTATAGTAAAAACTATCGGAAGCGTCCTTTACTGCGTTAATAATGTATGTACCGGGGTCAGTTTCCGCAGTGGTTTCGGACGGTTTATACGTGTACGCAATAAGCACACACGGCGTAGTATCCCATCCGCTTTCCTCAATGATATCGGTGCCGATACCAGTGTATGTGGTAGTGCCAATATCAGCTGGGGATATGACAAATTCTCCAGTTTCGACATTCTCTTCAATGAGGTTCGCGCCAATCGTATCGTCTTTCACCGTCTCACGGCGTACCATTGTTGCAGGGAATTCGCAAGACCAATGCCACGTTTGCCAATAATCGACCTGAAAAGGTACGGTCACACTTCCAGCAGATGCGGGTCGCGGGGTGCCGATATAGGCATAAAACCACTTGTTAGAAAACTGAGGGTTTCTCCACATAAGATAATTGCAATTGTAGTAATCATCAAGCGTTGAACCATCTGTAAGGGGTACGGTAATTTCCCACGGGTCACCGTCATTATTAACAGCGCGGCAGTTGTCAAAACTGAACTTTGTTTTAGACAGGAAAAAATTAGCTTCCTCTTGTTCACTTGCCAGCCAGAGAACATTATTCATCTGATAATCGACCGGAGCATTTGACAAGAAATGTACGTCGGTCATCGGTTTAATTAAAGGCATATCTTCACTCCAAAAAATAAAGCGGGGGCGGTTGCCCCCGCCGATGTTTAAGAAGCGGTAACGGTCACATCTTTGGTATCCGTTTTGGACGGTTCCTGTGCGCTCGTAGCCGTGACGGAAATAGTGCTTGCGGTTTCGTCATTTGCGACATAGAGAATGCCGGACGGGCTGATAAAGGTTTTCTTGGAATTGTTGCCAGTAATGCTCCAATTCAGCTTGGAAGACCAGCCACCTTTTTCTCCGCCGTTGACAACCTTTGCCACAATTTCGGTACTTGCGCATTTTGCGGCTTTCTGCCCTGCGGTAATGGTAACGGAAGTGATAGACTTCATAGAATCCACCAGCTCCACGCAATTTTCCATCAGAGAAGTGGAGAAGGTGCCATCAGTGAAATACCAGAAATTCCAGACGCGGTGTGCGGGGTCGTAAATCTGCGTCATCTCACGTGACTGCAACCAAATCTGGAACCAGTCTTCCGACACGATAAAGCCGATAGCGCCGTCTTTCTCTGCGCCGCCGAGGTCTTTTACCTCAATGGTACGGCCCAAAAATTCGGTCTTATCCATATTGAACGCGGCGGCAAGGACGCCAACATCCTGAGAAGACAGGTATTCGGGGGTCGTGATGAACATCACACGGGCAATATCGGTAAGCTGAGAAACGCCCATCCAGTTATAGTCACGGGAAGCACCTACGGCAAACTTATGAACGATTTCCTTTTCCTTTGCCACATTATACTTCAATGCTGCTTCGTCCAGATAAACTTTACCGGAATCCTGCGGCATAGTGATGTTGCTGTTGATTTTGACCGGGTAAACATAACCGCCAGCGTGAGACAACGCAAACAGCTGAGTACAAGCCTCCGCTTCCTTATCAAACATAGAAGTGACGAGGGTACGCTGGATGGTGTTTACGATGTCGTTAAAGCCCGCGTAGCTGTTACTCGAACGCTTCAAGAGAACATTCGAGATAGATGCCTTTGCACGCTTCTGGAAGTTGATGGAATGGAAGTTCGTGTAAACGCGGGGAGGCTCAACGCCGAACACATCGTCATACGTTGAAGCATCGCACGCGGTCCAGTCCACCACGCGAAGTTTATCTGCGAAAATCTCTTCGACCGTGTAGCCGTATTCTCGCATTTCCTTGTAAACGTTGGACAGCGGGTTCTTTGCTTCGGATGCCTTCACGCTCCCGATAATAACCGCATTGATAAGGGCAGGTCCAAACTCGTTGAACTTCGGGTCATACTTGCGGATAGCGCCGAAAAATTCGGCAGCGTTATCGGCAGTCGGTTCGGGAATCAGTGCCTGAACATTTGCAGACATCGCATTATATGCGGCCTGCGCACGTGCCAAGCCCTGAACTTCGGGGGTTGCTTTAGTTGCCAATATAAATCACCTCTTAAGAATCATAAATAATGTCTTCCAACTCTTTCGGGTCGGTCTCTTCGGTTGTCTCTTCTTTGGTCTCAACGGTCTCTTTTACGTCATCGGGAACTTCGGGAGGCTCGCGGCCTGCAATCATGGCGCGGTAAGCTTCTTTCACTTTGTCATAGTCGCTTTTTGCCACATACTCAATGTCAGGTACGGCTTCCGCGATGTCTTTAAGATTTTCGCGAACTTTTGCCACAACATCACCGGCGGAAGTCAATGCTTCACCGTCCAGGGTCGCAAGGTATTCGTCCAACGAATTCAATGCGGTAGAGACTCGCTCAACAACCTCTTCACGCGTCATTCAATCACCTCAACTTTCTGAACGTGTATAGGTCAACTTGAGAGAATTGCACAACTCCAACAGCTTTGCCATATCGGAGCCGGTTGCGTGAATCTTAATATAATCGCCGCTAGAATGGGCGCTCTCTTTCTCACGCTCCACACTCTGATAAGACCCAAGGTGTTTTGCCACGCTTGCGTTGGCGGTTGTGAAATTTTTATCAAGCCAACTTAAAGGATTGACCCGGACACCGTTATAAAGTACCTCATAATGTAAGTGTTCTCCGTAACAGTTGCCCGTTTCCCCGGAATAGCCAATCAGGTCACCTTCGTTGACCGTCTGCCCATTCTTTACGAGGATTGTTTTCAAATGCGCATAGCGCGTTTGAAGGATTTTGCCCTTGTAGGGCTTGTGACGGATTCGAACCATGTTGCCATAACTCTGCATTCCGGTTTTGCTTTTACCGTTCCAGTATTGTACTTGGTCAACCACACCGGATTCAGACGCATAGACAGGCGTGCCAACCACTGCACGAAAATCCAATGCCCTGTGTGCTGAACCGTTATTGTAAGTCCAGCCAGCCGTAATGATATGGTTTAACAGAGGCCATTCCAGAACTACTTCACCATCACTTCGACGCATCGTTGCCGCCTTTCAACTTGTCCAGATATGGCTTGAATAGAGCACACATCTGAGGATTTACTGCGCAAATATTTTCAAGAATACTGATAAGCTCCATAATACAAATGTACACCGTTACGGCAGGAACGGCAGGAACATCG